CCCTAGGATTAGAAATCCGCACGGTCAAATTGATTATTTTGCCGGTGAAGGTGTGAGAAAGATTATTACCTCTTTTCAGGATCTTCTGAAGGAGTATACATCAGATAAGCATGAGAATTACGATATGGTCGTGTACATGCCTCTTGGTGTCCTTTCATTCCTTTTGACAACTGAGGAGTTGGAGGAACTTGCTGAAAACACTGACGACAAGTTTTGGAAGGCAGTTCCTGGCTGGTTTAATTACAGAGTTCAATACACTAAAGAGCATGGATATGATCGAGAGTACTTAAACGAGCAGGCTGTGTCCATCGGAAAGAAATTAGTTTTTAGTGAATAATAATTTTTATAAAAACGTTCAAACTCCCACAAACGGAAAGAATATCTGATAGGATTCTTTTGCTGAACCGAATGTTCCCTACTTCCTAGAGAGGGGGTATATGAAAATTAAGATTGTTAAGGAAAACTTGGAAAAGTATTCCGAAAACGAATCTTTCACTATTTACAAAGTAGTAGAAGAAAATGAGAAGCAAAATCTGCTGGAGAGCACTGTCAAAGAGCAAGGCTGACGGCTACGGTTATGCTTCATGGAGAGTATCCTCTGGGTTGAGGGCTTGCGGTTTGCCAGTCTTCTACCCAGAGGAACTTTCATGTTATAAAGGGTCTTACGAGAGAAGTATCCATATTTCTCTTACTGATGGTCTTGTTTATCAAACAACGCCTGATTTTAAAGACGTTGATATTATGATCAACAATACATTGCCTGTTGATTACAAACTTGGTCCTTCTTATAATATTGGTTTTTCTTACTGGGAAACTGATACTCTGCCACCAAACTGGCGTTCTAGAATTCTTGAGTGCGATGAGGTTTGGACAACATCATCTTGGGCTAAACAAGTATTTGAAGAAAACACAGGTCATCACAATGTTCAAGCTTTTGATCTTGGTGTTCAGTCAGAAATATTCCACCCAAGTTCTGAGCCTTCTTCGAATAAAGTTTTCACTTTCACTCACGTTGGAAGTCCTTCACTAAGAAAAAACACACAAATGGCAGTTGATGCTTTTACTGAGACTTTTGGAAACAATAAGGACTTTAAGTTGATTATCAAGTCAATCGGTCCTCCTGATGCTAGGTATCGTGTCGGTGGAATGAACTTAGGTGCCATCTCTCAGCATCCAAGAATTGAAGTAATAGATTATGAAATCTCAGAGCATGAACTTGCTGAGTTGTATAGAAGCACCGATTGTTTAATCTACCCAACAATGGGTGAGGGCTGGGGAATGATTCCTTTCAATGCTATTGCGTGTGGTACGCCCACTATTTGTACAAATGCTACTGCCTGTACTGAGTACGCGGAGATGTCTGTACCTTTGAATTACACTTGGTCTAGTCAAGGCACCTCGGGTATTTATGCTGGAGGAAGATGGGCTTATCCTGACTTTGATGATCTATGTGATAAGATGCGGTACGTTGTAAATAATTACGATCAAGTCAAGCAAAAGACTATGGAATCTGCTAAAATTATTCATAAGGAATATTCTTGGGACAACGTTGTCTCTAAGTATGAGGAACGGCTATGTCAGATTTAGAAAGATTTGAAGATAAAACTCTTCTACAGAAGTTAAAAGATGTGGAGAGAGTTGGAAGTTTACACATCAAGGGATATAGTAATCATGAAATATCTTCTTTGATGTCGATAGATAGTAAGCAGGTTAAGTCTTATATTAATGAGTATAAGTCTATAATTACCAAGCAAGCAGAAGATGATCCATATTTTCTTGAGAGAATTCAGTACAATACAATCAAGGCTTTAAATGAATTCGATGAGATTAGCAAGGAGGCTTGGGAAACAGTTTCAATTGCAACTGATCATGGCATGGTTGCTCAAAGACTACAGGCTTTGAAACTTGCCGGGGATATTGCTACCAAGAAAGCTCAACTTCATAAGTTGATGACTAGCGGAAATGCCGCTGATGGTGAATACATTCAGAGAATGCAAAAAGCTGAGAGTGTAAACCAAATTCTTTCCAAGGTTCTTAGGGATGTAATTGCCAAGCATCCAGTTATTGCAGAAGAGGTTCGTAAAGAACTCTCTATCGCTTTTGATTTAATGGGTCAAGAAGATGATTTTCCTGATCGTGAAATTCACGATGTTGAAGTCGTAGATGGTCCATCCGATTGAGCGCAAAGTGCGCAAATAAAGGTTAAAAAAATAGTATGTCTGATTTCTTTGGTGTAAACTTAAACTTTGAAGATTTTGATCGACTCTTAAGACAAGAAGAGTTGGAAGAGGAACCGGTTTCGATACAAACCTTTGTTCAAGATAAGAAGTACCTGGGCTTGCCAGAGCTATCTCCTATTCAGTTGGAGATAGTCCGACACAGCACTCAGATATTTAAAGAGAAGACTCTTCAAAAATTATATGGCGAAGAAGCTGGTACTGAGTGGTACAACAAGTACACAGATAATGAAGTCATATGTATGTTGGGTAAGGGCAGTGGAAAAGATCACTGCGCACGTATTTCAATTGCTTATACGGCGTACTTGCTTCATTGTCTTAGAGATCCGCTGTCGTATTTCGGTAAGGCGAACGGTGTCTATATTGACCTCCTGAACCTCGCTGTGAACGCTCAGCAGGCACAGAGGGTTTTCTTTGAGCCATTGAAGAACCTTCTGCTGTCATCCCCTTTCTTTAACGAGGTTGGGTTTGAACCTAGAGTTTCTGAAATCTTTTTCTTCTCTAGACCGGTGAGATGTTTCTCTGGTCACTCTGAAAGTGAAGGTTGGGAGGGTTATGAAGTATTGACTGTAATCCTTGACGAAATTGCTGCGTTCAAGACTGATGCGGAGTTACGAGGAGAAGTTAGGTCTAAGGGTTCCGCTTCAGCGATTTACAATATGAGTAAGTTGTCTGTCATGTCTCGTTTCCCTGAAGTGGGGAAAGTTATTCTCCTTTCGTTCCCGCGTTACAAGGGTGACTTTATTCAGACAAGATTCATGAATGCGAATGAAAAGAACGAGCCTAAGACTTGGACTATCAAAGCTGCTACGTGGGAAGTTAATCCAACTATTGAGAGACACCAGTTGGAGTCGGAATACATTCGCAATCCTATTGAGGCCAGGGCTAGGTTTGAATGTGAACCACCTAATATGGAAGATGCGTATTTCCGTGACCCTGATCTTGTAAGGAAGGCTTTCAACTATGCTGATAGCCCAATTGATGAGGATGATGGTTCATTCAAGAGATGGTTTAATGGCTCTGATGGTAGGACAAGATTTATTCACGTTGACTTGGCGTTGAAGCGTGACCGCGCTGCTCTTTGTATGGTTCATGGGGACGGTATGAAGGAAATCCAAACATCTATGGGTGTTGAGACGCTTCCGGTTGTGAATATGGATCTTGTTTATTCTTGGGAAGCTAGTGTCGGTAATGAAATCAACTTTGCTTCTATCAGGCAGATGATCATTGATCTATGTAGGAAGTTCCAAGTTGCAACGGTCACGTTTGACCGCTGGCAATCGGTAGAGATGATCCAGTCTCTAAGAGCTCAGGGTATCAATGCTGATTTCCATAGCGTAAAGAAGTCGGACTATGACACTTTGTTGACTGCTATTTACGATACCAGGCTGCGTGGGTATTGGAACGAGATTCTTGTGGAAGAAGAGTTGTTGAAATTGAGGCTCTTTGGCAACAACAAGATTGATCACCCTGCTACTGGATCAAAAGACTTAGCGGACGCTTTAGCCGGGGCGGTTTCAATGTGTGTAAAAAATATTGGTTTAGATCAGGAAATTGATATCGAATTGATGTATCCTGATAGGAGCTTCGATCCAGAAGATGAAGAAATGCCTGAGTTTGGGAAGGTACAAAGATATTCCCCAGAACTTGGAGAATTTCATGATGTTAGTAATAAGAAAGGAGATTCACTATGGCTAGAAAATCTGTAGACGTAAATGAGTTGATGGCTGTCGATGCGAATTCCCTGCTTCAGTCCTTGAGCCAGGAGAATGCTGCTTTGCGTCTTGAAAATCTTGCGCAAAAAACCGTCATCGACCGGATGAAGAATTACATCGAGTCTTTGAGTGAGAATAAGAGCGAAGAATTCGAGTGAGGGCCATCCTAACATGCTTTCTAACATCCGTCCTAACACCCTGACACCCTGCCCCGACCGGCTCTAGTTAGGTAGGCCATATGGTGCTTGTACATTTTGTAAAAATCCTCGTTCGACCTGCGAGCGCTGGTTGGGGGCGATAGAGTTCTCGTTACCGGATGGAGCGACCGCCTCATCCGAAACGATCCTCGTTGGAAAATGAGGACAGAGAAATAGGAGAACAATATGTTCAGCATTCAGAAGGTAGATCATTTCCCAGAGATTACCCGTGAGGGTAGGGTTTCAGAGGAACTTCAGGCAATTGTTGATTGCTTGAATGACTCCGCTAGCAAGGGTGAGCGTTTTTGCATTGAGGGAATTGAGGCAGGTAATGCTTACAATTCGATGCAACAGCGTATTCGTGCGCAGGCTAAGAAGTTGGGCTACAAGGTAATCATTCGTTTCGACAAGAATGAGAACAAGCTTTACTTCAAGGCTACTAGCGCAACTGGTAGCGCAAAGGTTCCGACTGGTGTTGTAGCATCGGATGCTGGTGCGACTACCGCAAAGCGTACCGCTAAGGCTTCCTGATAGCCTCAATAAAAACCTAAAGGTTTTTGCCCCCCAGCGCAGGCTGGGGGGTTTTTTTTTGCTATAATTTCGGTGTGCTTGAAAGAAACACTCAGAAAATCGAAATTAGTCATGAACAAATAAATAGTTGGTATCCTTTGATTGCGGTTCCATGTTACGATCAACAGTTGACCGAGCCTTTCTATATGTCGTCCATAAAGATGGCAATGGGCTTCAAGGATGCTGGATTGAAGTTTGCCATCAGTACTATTTCAGACTCTCTCATAAACCGTGCAAGAAACAATTTGATCGCTAAGTTCATGTCTAATCCAGACTTTACTCACATAATGTTTATAGATGCGGACATTGGTTTTGATTACGAAGATATCATAAAGATGCTATGGCACGAAAAAGATATTATGACTGGTTCGTATCCGATCAAGAGTATTCGCTGGGATAAAGTGGCTAAACTTGTAAATGAGAATACTCCCGTAGATCAGCTTATGGCTAAGAGTTTGAGGTATGTTGTAAATCCTGTAAAAGATCAAAGAGGTGTTGTCCAGGTTGATAATGGTGCTATCAATATTTATGATGCGGGTACTGGGTTTATGTTGATTAAGCGGGAAGTCATTGAGAAAATGATTGAAGAATACCCGCACCTCAAGTTCAAGGATGATACTGGTTCTTTGTCAGAGGAAGAGAAGAAGTGGACTTATGCCTTCTTCAATTCTTATATTGATACAGATGGCCGGTTTCTTTCAGAAGATTATGGCTTCTGTAGATACTGGCAAGATATGGGTGGCAGTGTTTGGGTTGATCCAAGTATTGATATGCTTCATATTGGTAGAATGAAGTTTGAAGGTCGTATGATGGATTACCTTGAGACTATAGCTCAGCCTGAACCGACTGGTTCTGAATAAAGTCCTAGATTTAGTTTGGGATTTAGATTTTTTTTGGATTTGCTTATTCCGAAAAAAATATATACTAAAATTTATATAGATATTGAGTTAGTTTCGAACCAGTCTAACCTAACCCTAACCGCGCCGCTGTCTAACCTAACCGCTCGAAACTAACCTAACCTCCCCCTCCCGCGCCGCCCCGCCCTAACCTAACAACCGGGCCGCAACTAACAGCCGACCTAACAGCCGAGCTAACAGCGCAACTAACAGCGCAACTAACAGCGCAACCATTCCTGCACCGCTAACAAGAAACATATCGAACCATTTTGTCACCCTATTCCAACCTGCTAAGGTGGTCTCGATGGCCCGGAAATACATCGACAATAGGCTCCAAATAACAGCGCACAATAGGTGCGCTGTTACTTGTCGTTATTGTTCATATTTATTTTCACTTCCATCATTGCTTTGCGTTTTACATCGACTAGGGAGGTTGAGTTATGCGTAGTTTGGAAGCTCAGATTCAGGATTACATTGGCAAAAGTTTGGTGATCAGTAATCGTGATCTAGGTGTTGTTGTGTCTTACTTGTCCATTAGTGATGGGTATTCCACAAGGTACATCTTGGAAACGGATACTGGTAAGCGTATTGATTTCGCTTCGGTTGTCAGACATTTTGCGGCTATGCGTCGTAAGTCAGTTTCTCCTGACGGTTCAGATTATTCTGCTCGTTCTGTTGGTGCTAAGAAGCTGTATCGGTATCAGGTAATGTGTCCAGCTAATATTGAGAGTACGGTTCGTGTTGGTACTGTCAATGTTTCTATTGTTTCACGGGAGAAGTGACATGGCTATTGATTTTGACAATATCAGTTTTGATGATGTTCAGTTTATCTCTGAGGATGAGGTTGAGCATTCGCGTGGAGGTAAGCGTAAGCTTCCAGAATGGACTCCGATTTTGAGTTGGACTAGACCTCAGGTTCCCGATTTCTTTTGGGAATGGCGTGGCTATGGTCAGCCGACTGAGAAAGACTTTGAAGAAATTGAGAAAACAAAGTCTGAATCCCTGGCTAAGCAGAATGATCAGATTGATCGTCAGATTGAAGTTCTGCGTATTCGTAAGAAGACAGTTCTGGAAATTCGTAATCAGAAAGAAGTGAGGATCAAGCTGTGAGTATTGATAACGCATTCAGTTATGTCAAGGGTTTTGATGAGGATCAGTTGATCGAATTCGTTAATCACAACCTTGATGTTTCGACTCGTAATTTCGAAAGGGCTTTGGAGATCACTAAGGAAATCCAGGCGCTTATTGAAAAGAGAGACGAATACCGTAAGGTTGGTCAAATGTTTCAGAAACTGGCAAAGCAGGGTATTTCGGAATTGAGTGAAAGGAAGGGAATCTGAAATGAGTAGCGTAAGGGTTAGCACTCCGAAGTGCTTTTACTGTTTTCAGTACGGTGAAGTTGTCGTTGACAGTGATGGATTCGATAAGTGGATGGCTGGGTATTTGATTCAGGATGCGTTTCCTGATTTGGATTTGGAAAGCCGTGAGCAGTTGATTTCTGGTACTCATTCGGAATGTTGGGACAAAATGATGAAAGGTGATGAAGATGAATAATCATGATCTGAGAGAAAAAGTTCTTGTTTGGGCAAGACAGAATGCTCGGGAAGATCTTTACTATGGAACTCCTTATTCTTTTTGTAGGAGTGCTTTGATCAATGGTTTCATTACTCAGGATGAGTTTGATACCCTGGAAATCATGTACGGAAAACTTTGGACTTATAGAGGTGACTGATGGCTATTTGTGTTTACTGTCAATCTGAGTATTCCGATGAGCGTTTGGATGCTGGATACGATTACTGTCTGGCTGAAGAATGTCAGAAGCTTGGTCTTGATAAGTCGGAGCGTGAATTTCGTAAGGAATACACTCCCGCTTTACTTCACAAGTCAAACTACTTCTGGATCAAGAAGTCGGAATTGAAAACGTTGAATGTCAGGAGTGATTTGCTGTGAAGCGTTTGAAGTGCTTTATCAAGAAGATGAAGTGGAAGTCAATGGGTGTCAAATGGGATGGCCATTGCTGGATGAATGTAGTTACCTCTGATGGTTTCTACGGAACAAAATGTATGGATTGCGGTAAGCGTGTTGCTTTCACCGCTGAGGAAATGAAAGAGGAGGATTACTGAAATGAATCAGAACAAAGGAAGTTGTTTCATCTGTAATCGGGAAATCATTCTTGGTTGGGATCACTTCATGACTGATGATCAGAAAAAAGACAATCCGGTTGATGCTGTGACAAGTATTGTCACTGGTGGCTATACTTCTCGCTTTGATTGTCTGTATGGAAGGATCTTTATTTGTGATCCTTGCTTTATGGATAGGATTGAGCGTGTCATTGATGTTCGTGACTATTTTGAAGAGATGGCTGACAAGCTGGATGAAGATGGCTTCTATGATGAAGATGACGAAGCCAGTAAGGAATTGTGCAAGTTGAATCATCCTTCTAGTAAGAGCATTTGGGACAATCTGAAAGGCAGGTTCAGGTGAGGGTTTACGTTGACATTTCAACTGGAACTTTTGGTGCTGAGGACGATTTAGTTTTTGTTGATGTTGATGATTGGAGCAACGACGAATTTGTTGCTTTTGGTGAAATGACTGATGATGATCGTTCTGCTTTAGGGTGGGAGATCGCTTCACTTCAAAAGAAAGAAGAGAACAATGCCGTTTGAAAAGACCAATGATGGAGTTGTCATTACTGGTGATGATACACAAAAGTATGCGATGATGACTCAGATCAAAGCTTTAGAGCTTGAAGCAAAAACTGGTATGACTATGAGCCGGGGTATTCCTTTGCTGAAATATTTGAAGCAGGCATACGGTCTACAATCTCGTAGCAAAAAGGATGCGGTTGTTGAAATGAAGAGACTTTTTAATTATCGCTTTGATGTGGAGTTCTATCAGGTATGAGTCAGTATATCTGTAGAGAATGCGGTGAGGAATACGATGATGTTCCAGAAGATCGTATCTGTGCAGTATGCTTTGAAGTTGTTGTTGATTCAGAGTATGGCAATGACTATCTTTCTGAACTGGAAGAGTTTTTCTAATGCGTAAACATCTTTGCACCTATTGCTCGACTTTCAAGGATAAGGATCAGTTTTATCCTACGAATCTTTCTCGTTGTAAAGCTTGTATTCGTGCTTACAACAAAGAATGGAGGATGGCTCATGCTTCTGATCTTGATAAGAGAAAGCCGAAGCACAAAGCTAGGATTCACTGTCAGAGTTGCAATAAGGTGATGAACAGAGTTGTTTGCATCATTTGTGAAAAGTGTTCTCGCAACGAAGAAATCAGGAAAAAGTTTGACATTTTGACTGCTGCTGATGTTCAGCTAAAAGATGGTGATGTGTTTCACAATCAGATGGCTTTCATCTTTGCTTGTGGTCGATTTGATGAGTTTGTTGAAAATGCATACTCTGCTCAAATGGCTTTTGTTGATGACATGAAGTTGTATGAGAATATTGATGAGGGTTTTGTTAGTGACAAAACTCTTGATGATTATGAAGATGCCGGTTCGTCCTGGTATGTTCATACTCTTTTACAATCCCCTAGTAGAATGAGAAGGAGAAAGAAAAGTGATTGATAACTTTTACCTTGGGCCTGTGCCTGCGGAAGAAGATTGTGCTCAGGTTGGAGATCCTGATTACAATATGAAAGCAACACGTGAAATGAATGCCTATATTGGTCAACTTCAGCGTGAATTTTCTGATTATGCTGATTACGGTCTTTTCCGTATCAAGTGGCAGAATCATGATTTTGGTAGGTATGGTGATGTCGTTTTCGCTTTTGATGATGAAACCGAAGGCGCTCTTGATTACGCTATCAAGGTCGAAAACAATACTCCTATGAATTGGGATGACATGGCTCTCCTCTATTTGAAAGATGGTGCAGAATGATTATAGATGAAAACACTAGTATCTCAAGCAATATTGAGGCTTTTGATTATGTAGAAAAGCATCTCCTTGATCAGAATGAACAAGCTTTAGGTACCGCTGGAGATTGCTTTTATCATGACGGCAATCATGCTTGCGCTATTGGTTGTCTTATTTCAAAAAGCAACTATCATGATGATATTGAATTTAGAGGGCTTGACGGTATCATTATTGATGCTCTAGAGAAGAGTAATCCTGACTGGGACATTAATAATGGTCAAACGTTGGCCATGCTTTTTTGTCTTCAGTATGTTCATGATAATAGAACTCCTTATACTTGGGAGCATGATTTTGCTTTCTTGAGAGATCGTCTTTTTGATGACGACAATAATCTTAGAAGCAATGTTCCTTACTATTCTGAAGATCTTGCACATGAAGTGAAAGATTACGCTAAAGGTGTTTTCTTTGTGGGGTACTGATAAATATGTATGATTTTGACAAGGGCGACTTGTTTATTGAGATTGGAGATGATGGTGAGTGTTTTAAGTTTTTCGATACTACAAGGAACATCTACATTACTGTCGGTGGTATTCTTCGTTTTCAGATTACAAAGACGAACGATTTGATGAAGAATCATTTCGTTTCTTATTCTGCAAACGGGCAAACTAAATTGTCTTGCTTTGAAATTATTGATCCCTCTACGATTGGAGAAGATAATGACTGATTCATTTGAGCGTGGTATCTGGTTGGTTGAAAAAGCAGAAGAGTGTTTGACTCGACCTGATGATTTCGGTTGGTTTGGTGGCGATGAAATGTTTGTCACTTGGTCTTTTGCTGGAATCAATTGGACAAAGAATTCTGACGATGTTCTGAATGAGTCAAACTTTCATGTCATCAGTAAGGATCTGATGGAGCGTTTCCCTGACGATTTCGATATTGTTGGTACTAATCATTGGGCTGTTGGTTCTTTGGATCAGTTGCGTGTTCGTGTTTTGAAGCATGAAGGTGAAGTTGATTATCAGAATTTGACTGAAGCTTTCAAAGCTCTTATGGAATGGCATGATGCGCTGATGGATTATCCTCTTGCCGATGAAAGCGATTATTATGATCGTCAGTATATTGCTGAAATCAAAGATCTTGCTTATCGTCTTCAGTATGATGATCCTTTGAAGTATGTGATTCATGTTGCTGGTGATTATGAAGAACTTGCTGGCGATTTGATTTATCAGATCAATCAGTATGATTATTCTTCTTATACTGAGCCTGCTTCTGATGAGCAATTGTTGGAGGCTGCTTTTGAACTTGGTCTTTGTAAGTTTGATGAGGCTGAGTTTTGGAATGAGTGGGCTGAGAACAATAAGAAGTTGATTGTTTGGAATCACTATACAAATCTTGGTGGGATGAGGCATGAGATTCCGGGGCAGATGAAACTTGAGGTATAAGTTCAAGAGCTACGATTTTGATTCGCTGTATATTTCCTGCAAGGATTTTTCTTTTTTGAGACTTGCTGGTAAGGTTGCGGCTATGTCTGATCATCACCGTTTCCGTTTAGGTGCGGTTGTTGTAAAGAGTGGTCGAGTGCTTTCGCAAGGTGTAAACGTTGCGAAAAAGAGTCCAGATACTCCACCTGAAAGGGAAAGTGTTCATGCTGAAGTCAATGCTATGCGTGGCGTTACTAGTTTACAAGGTGCAACTATTTACGTTGCTCGTTTGGATTCGTTTGATGGTTTAGCTCTTGCTAAGCCTTGTGAATACTGTATTCATCACATGATGGAGAATGGTATCGCCAGGGTTGTTTTTAGTACATCAGAAAATGATGCGGAGTCGTTTTATCTTGATTCCGTTTCTTGGAAAGGATATAGGTACAAGAATGCCTAGAAAAGATAGAAGAAAGTATGGAAGCGATTATGATGCTCTCATTGATTATCTTGATCAGATGGGTGCTGATGTAGTCAAATCGTTTTCGATCAAGGATGTACCTGGGTTTTTGAGAAAGAACCAGGATCATCCTTTGTACAACAAAGCCGTTTTTAGGCTTTCTAAAATTATGAGCGTCAAAGGTTTAGGTCTAATCAAAACACCACAAGGGAGAATGAAATGAAAGAGTATTTGACAATGGAAGATGATTATACTGAAGATGATCGTTACGATTGGGATCGTAATGATAGTTCTCAATACTGTAAGCATGGCAATTTTATTGGATCTTGGTGGGGTCCAGATTTGATGTGCTTTGCTTGTGAAATGGGTGATGACTGAATGTTTTCAATCAATGCCGCTGAGGTAAATGAACTTCAGAAGATAATCAGTCAAGTAGTTGGGAATCCTGACTTTTATTCAATCATGTTGAGAAGGTCAAATATCGACCGTCTTGAAAAGCTCAACGATGCGTTTGAAGCTTTTCTTGCGGCTGAAGAAAGTTGGGCTGATTGCGCCCACGATGAACCAGATACAAACATTATCCTAGGAATGGAGTGATAAGAATGCCTAATTGGTGCAGTAATACAACGAATGTCTTTGGTAAGACTGAGAATGTCAAAGCCTTTGAGGATGAGATCAACAAGCGTGATGAGGATGAAGGTTTTATTTCTCATCTGTATCCTGTTCCGCAGGAGTTGAAAGATTCTCCGGCTAATTTTGTAAACATGACTGATCCTATTCCTGAGAATTGGAAGAATCTTGTTGCTGAGGGAACTTGGACGCAAGAGCAATATGATGAGCGTGTTGCTGAGACTCTTGCTGATGTTGAGAATAAGAAAATTCTTATCGACAAGTATGGCGCTAAAGATTGGTATGACTGGTGCATTGATCATTGGGGTACGAAGTGGGGTGATTGTGATCTTTATATTGATGGAGGTCCTAATCGTGAAGAAGGTACTTCGACTTTAGAGTTGCAATACGAAACTGCTTGGGGTCCTGCTTTGGAAGCGTTGACTCATATTTCAACGATGTTCCCTAAGTTGGTTTTCTATACTTTCTATCGTGAAGAAGGTATGGGTTTCTCTGGATATCACAAAGTTTGCAATGGCGATATTCTTATTGATCAGCAGGCTGAGTTTATTCCTGATGGGGATGACTATGATCGTATTCTTGAATCTGAAGATGAGCAACAAATTGATGGGATGATTGGTTGATGCAAAATGAATTTGAAGAATTTCTAAGTAAAACAGAAAATGAGATGCCGGATGGTTTGATGGATGCTTCATCTTATGTAAATAAGATTGAATCTATTGTCAAAGCGATGGCTTCCTTTATTGATCACGAATCAGATGTAAGCAGAATGTCTTTTATGATGAAGCTATTTAGCATATGTTCTGATAGCGATGAGGGTATTGTTGCTGTTCTTTACATTCTGAGTCTTATCATTACATCTCTTGATGATCTATCTGATGGGTCTTATCACTCTATGATTAGTTCATTCGAAGATGATATTATTCCTATTTTGAAGGAGAATCAATCTAGTGTCCCATACTGGAAGAACTGATTGGGGTAAAAACGGTCTGTGTAAAAACTATGACACAGAGTTGTTTTATCCAGAACCAGGTCAATCTGAACAGAGTAAGAAGGCTTGTTCTATTTGTAAGAACTGTCCTGTTCGTATTGAATGCCTTACTGAAGCACTTGTGTCTCAGGAACAGTTTGGTGTTTGGGGTGGGTTCACTATTAGGCAACGTAGAAAAATTGCTAATGCCTTGAGCAAAAATCTAAACTTAGATTCAGTAAGGAGGTTTATTGAGAATGTCAACTAAGTATCTCATTCAGATTACTAAAGATACTGTGGTTGAACTTGATTCCGATTATGAAGCTCAACAGGTAGCAGATATGCTTGCTGATAGAGAAGCAACAAAGTCTATGCTTGGTTTAGTATCAACAATCAAGAGCAACTATAGGATTCTATCTAATGTCTAATGATAATGGTCCTCTCAACTTTGATGCAAAGGTTCCCATAAAGAATCTTTTTGAATATAGTATTCCATGCATCATTGATAAGAGTGAATCAATAGATGAAGAAGATGAAGGTAATAATTCCGATGAGTAAATCGTCTTCATTTGTAAGCAAGTATTGGTTCGCTAGAGGGTACGCTGATAGGATCTTGGATTTGGACCTGGATGCGCCGAAGATAGAAGTCAATGATTACTACGAGGAAATCACGGGAGTAAACATCATTGAAGAATATAATCTTGGTTATCAAGAAGCACAGAAAGATAAGGTGAATCATGTCATCTAAATGCGCTGATGTAATTGCTGACAGACTCAAAGGTAGAGAAGATCTTCTTTCAAAGATCTACGAAGCAATTGATGATGAAAGCAAGACTGAAGAAATTTGTGAGAGTGAAGGTATTGTTGATCCTGAGGATTTCTTGTATGAACTTCCTTTGGGTATAAGCAAGTTTTTGCTTGTCACAATTCATCTATCAACAGGTGGGCCTGGTGATTGGTTGGAATGTCATGTTGATGAACATGGTCAAGGTCTTTTCCGTGTAGTTTATCACTACAATGATTGGTTTGATCATGCGGAAAAGGAAGTAGAAACGTCATCCTCTTTGTGGAGGTATGCCGAACAAGTTGTTGAGTCAGTAGTTTATTCATAACTAGTAGAAAGATAGAGAAATGGAAGTTACAGTAGATATTGACACAGACGAAATTGTAAGCGAGATTATGGATGATCTTGACTATCGTGATATTCGCGATAAGGTTCTTGAGCATCTTGATATTGCTGATCTGGCTAATGATGTCATTGATAATATTAGTTACTCAGATATGGCAGAGTATGTAGTTCGGGAAATTGAGTACTCGGATCTTGCTTCTGAGGTCAGGGATTACATTGAAATCGAGGATGAAGTTTACAATCTGCTTGAGCAATATGATCCTACTCGTAACTGTTCAACTGGTAACGCTTTTACTGAGGCAGTAAGGAAGGCTATTGCTCATTTGAATAGCGTACCTGTTGCTGATACGGTTGTTCCTGAAAATACTGAGCAGACAGTTGCTGTTCCTGATCAAGAAAGTGTTGAGGTTCCGGCTGTGGATTCTCCTAATGTTTCCGATTCCCTGGTTTCTCAGGAATTCGTTTTTACTAATGGCGAGAAGGCTAAGTTGAAGGATATCGGTATCACAATGACTAAGCGTGTTGTGAACGAGTTGTTCAATCAGTATGTTCCTGATTTTGGAACAGATCCGCTTATGCGTATTCGGTTGGAAGCGAAGGCTTTTGACATTCTCAACGAGGAATTTGATAAGGAGTTCAATGTCTAAGTACATCAAAATTACAAACTATCTGGGGTCAGACGAGATTGTTTCTCGTCTGGCTCTAGAAAAGCTTGGTCTCTCAACTAAGAGAAACGATGCTGAAACCATTGGTCAGTTTGGTTCAGGTATCAAGTTTGCTCCTATTGCGGCTTTGCGTAATGGATGGGAGTGGTGGTTTACTGGTCGTGATCACAAAGGACCATACTTCATGCAATACATTTCTCGTGAAGAGGATGGTATTGATTGCATTTGGTATGACTATGGTGATGAAGTAAAGCCATCTTCTTTCACTGTTGGTGCCGGTGAACTTTCTTGGACTGATCCGTTTCAGATTATTCGTGAGGCAATCTCTAATGCAATGGATGGAGCTAAACTGTCCGATAGCAGTTGGGACTTCTCTTTTGTTGATGAGGTTGATTACCGTGAGGGGCAGTTCAATGTTTACATTACGGCTGCTCCTGAACTTGTAGATATCCTCAACAATTACGATAAGTATTTTGCTGATGGAACAGAGCGTATCAACAGTTTCGGTAATTATGAGATGTTGAAGAAAGCTGGTGACAAGTTCAGGGTATTCTGTCACAACGTCCTTGTAAGTGAGAAAGAAACTGAGTCAATGTTTGATTACAACTTTGACTCGATCTCTTTGAACGAGGAAAGAACAGTCAAGAATGAATATGAACTGACTTCTTCTGTTGCTCGGACTGTTGCTAATGCTCCGGCTAAAGTCATTCCTAGCATCATCAAAAATGCTCTAAACATTACTATGTTTGAGTGGAATTCTTTGACTGCTCCTGCGTATAAGTATCAGCATTTTGTTGAGGATTGGTTTGCCATCTTCAAAGAGATGTACGGTGAAAATGCTGTTCTTGTAAAGAATGATGCTTATGCCCAGGTTGTTGCTAAGGCTTTGAAGTACCGAGATAGGACTGCTGTATTTGTAAATACTGATTTCGGTGGTTCTCTGCTTGAAGCTGCTGGTATTCCTACCGCTGAGAGTGTCATTGGTGAAGAGGCTAATTTTCAGATTGATGATGATATCGAAGATTATTCGACTCTTATGACTGCGATTTCTATTGCAACTATTGCTGAGCCTAAACTGTCTGATTATGTTGATCATATGGGTGTTCTTGAAGGTGATGCTGCAAGAGATTGTCGTGGCATGACTATCAATATCAACAATGACAAGCCAGTCAGAATTCTTATTTCTGAGAATCATTTGCAGACTGGATCTGTTAGCGACATTGTTGCTACTTTGATTCATGAGTATGATCATGCGTCAAGCGGTATCTTTGATGGTTTTTCCGATGAAGGCAAGTTGTTTAGGAATCTTGCCGACGAGAGAATCGGGAAAATGATTATGGAAAATTACAAGCCTAATCCGTTCTTTATTCAGGATGGTGTGGTATGCTTCAAAGCATCTGATATGGCAATGATTGGTGATGGCCTTTATGCCACTACTGAGCATGTCAGAATGCTTGATTGTTTTCTGATGAAAGTGGGCCGGTTTGTTTTGAAGTTGACTGGTGATGCTATTGAGGAAAACTTTGGTCATGAGCATCAACCTCACTTTGCTCAGGATGCTACGGTAATTTGTTATCCAACGATGATTAATGTAGAAAGTGTTGAGATTGTATAGACTAATCTACCTACAGATTATTCTGATTCTTTCGATCATCTCTATTTCTATGATTCCATTGTTCATATTCCTATTGCTAATCTATGCAATAGGTATGCTGATTGCGGTGCTAATCTAATGCCTAAATACAACAAATACTTCGTAATTGAATACAGACTACCTATCCAGGTGGATGATGTATCTTCAATTCCTGAAGCTGTCTCAAGAGCTAAAAGGATTGTTGAGAATAGGTTTGGATTTGCTCCAGACAATTGGAATGCTAGAGTGTTTGAATATGATCCAGAGGCTGATGTTGTTGGTCATGTAAAAGAATACTTTTACAATCCACATTCAGCTTCGTTCAGAGAGATTACAAAGAATTTAGAGTATCACAAAGACATGGTTGAAAAAGGTATTGACCCGAGTAAAATTGAAGGAGATGAAGATGCTAGTTGATTTTAAAGTAAGTGAAATTAACTCTAGTAACATCAAGAGAGTTGAGTTTAGAAATTTCTCAGAAGATGGTTGGAGCGCAGATTCTAAAGGTCACATGAGAATTACCTTTCAGAATAATCAGGCTTACATCTATGAGGAAGTTCCTTTCACAGAGGTTTTGAATCTTGTTGGATCTGAGTCTGTTGGTTCTTACTTCAATAAGAATATTGCCAGGGCAGACTACAAGTTTACAAAGCAGTTGTGAGAAAGGTTGTATGTTGTGGTTGTGAGTTGATTTACACTGTTGATAGAACAGCAATGTACCGTAGCAAAAGATGGTGCGGTTCTGATGATTGTAAGAATATTATTGACACTAAAGTAAAACACAGCAACTACAAGAAAAAGATGAGAAAGATTGAGAACGGGACTTACAGATCAGGTGTGACTCCAGAAATTAGAAAATATATTTTGAATAGGGATTCCTACTGTTGTGGTAAATGTAAGAGTTCTTATTCGGATGATAGGATGATGCAGGTTCATCATATTATTCCTGTGTCAGATGGTGGTGGTGATGATCTTACAAATCTAATTACTGTTTGTAGGAATTGCCATAGAAAGATTCACAATGATGATTGGAGAAAGTATGTCGATTCGTTCACAAAGATTGTTGAAAAAATGGAGGCAAACTCGTCATCCTGATGAGGATGAAGAACTTACTTATGTTTGTAAGTGGGTTGATGAGTTGCATTCTGTAATGACTAGACACTCTGGAGATTCTAATTTTAGAATGGATCTACTGGATGCCGCAGGAGCTTTCTTTGATGAAAGACTTACCGATGGTCAGAAGCGTGACGCTTTTGTTTACACTCTAGGTTTACTTGGTAGAAAGTAATTGGTATTACCCCAGTAGCCCAATGGCAGAGGCAGAAGACTTAAAATCTTTCAAGTATGGGTTCGAGTCCCATCTGGGGTACTTATGAAGAAAAAGATAGCACCTAAATGGGTTCTTCATGAAGTTCTTGATCTTATAGATCAAGGTGTTGATGTTCATAATTGGGAAATTGTGAACGACTTCTTAGAAGGACAATCACGCTTTACTATGCTAGACTGGATAAGGCACAATAGATCTTTGTTTACTTACTGCGTTATGAGTAAACAATATGATCACATTGAGTTTTATCATGGACCTAAGTAAAAAGAAAGAAGCTGATCTGTACACAGATATAGTCTTAGAGCTATTCACTGCTTATGTATTAGATGATAATTCGTCTCCTGATGATTTGTCACGTATGGTGATGGATGCTGTGAGAGATGACGATTTAGTCAATGGTCCAGGTTTGATGGAAGGTCTGATTTTTTCATGTATTTTACACATGGCGATGATCATTACCTTTACTGCTCTAAAGACAGGGATGACAAGAAAGGAAGTTCTTGAGCAATATGCTTTGGTTTATCAAGGAACAAAAGAAAGCATTGCATGTATGCCACAAGTCCACCCAGAAATTGTTAATAAGATAGTTCAAAACTTTGAAGGTTTGATTTAGTCTACCCTGTCAGGTTCACCCGGTAGGTGAACTGTGTCTTATAAACACAGTCTAAACAAGTGGTTCAACTCCACTGACAGGGACTTTTTTATTATAAGGAGGAAGTACCATGAAACTTCTGATATTATTTACATCTGCGCTGATAGCGCTATCGTTTTCAATAGAGAAAGAGAGAGGAGAAAATGTCTCACCTGCTGTTGAAATTACAGCAACACAAGAGATTGGGCAAAGCAGGAGGGATCATCCTATTGCTACTCTTGTTCACGTAGATATTGTTCCTGAGCCAGTCAAGTCTGTAAGAATTTATTCTGTTACGACAACGACTACAACAACGGTTCCAGTTGAACCTTATAGATCTAGTTCTCCTGATTGGATTTGTCCTGAATGGCATGATCTAGCATCACTTGCTGGATGGCCTGAAGAAGAAATCTCAAAGGTTTCTTATGCTATTTATAGAGAAAGTCGATGCCGTCCTGATCAGCATAATCCTGATGATCCTATGGGCGGTAGTAATGGTCTTATGCAAATCAATAAGTTTTGGTGTAAGCCTAGTAAGTTCTGGCCTAATGGCTGGTTGCAAAGTCATGATGTTTTAGAAACTTGTGACGATCTTTTTGACCCTGAAATAAATCTGAGAGCAGCTTTTGCTATTTGGCAAAACTCTGGCTGGTCTCCTTGGAACCTATAAGAAAGGTTGATTGTGAAAGTGAAGTGCGTAGAGTGTGGTCGTGAGTTTGATCTTCTTGATGAAGATGATGCTCAGGAGTGGTATTACGGTCATGATTGCGAGGTTGATTGATGGATACTGAGTCTAAGATGATTGCTCCCATTTGGGCTATCAAAAGGTATGAACATGAGGAAGAATCTCCTGTTGAGCCTACTGGATATCCTGGGTATGATCATGCCATTTGGTATTGGTGGGATGCAAGGATTGGAAACAATATTTATAATCAAGCAACTTGGGATGCAGTCTTAGATAGGATTACGCATCACAACAAAATTCTTACGCAGAGTCCGTATACAAAGATAGACTGGGAAAGGCTAAATGAAGGAACTTGGAGAGTTATTGCTATTGCTGGCGGGAATAGGACTGTTCTTGCTACTTTGCGAAAGGTTTCTAGGATAGCAAATCCTGAGTCTACGTATCGCTGGTATAAAGAGTGATTTAGTTTCGGTTGCCCTTATAGCTCAATGGATAGAGCAAATGACTTCTAATCATTAGGTTGTAGGTTCGAGTCCTACTAAGGGCGCTGAGTGGGCTAAGCATAAACTCCTTTCTTGTGTTAAGGGAAACCTGCAAACAATTGTTTTTTTTGTTGGTTGTTTTTTGGGCAATTGTTTGTTAAAGATGTTTTGCATGGTTTTGCATCCAAGGTTTTCCGCCCACTCTATTTCGTATAAATACAAGCAAGCAACTGGAGGTTGCAATGAATAAAGAAAGAATGCTATTGCTGGCTGATCTTCTAGAAGGACTGCCAGAGTATAAGTTCAGTATTGAGTATTGGGCTTCTGAATGGGATGATGAATCTCAAGAGCATGTCAATCAGGATGATGGCTATGTTTATCTTAGTGGCTATGATTGCACAACTGCTGGCTGTGTTGCTGGCTGGGCTGTTGCAATGAAGAATGATATGGCAATTAAGAATGAACATGAAATGGATGCTTGTGATATTGAGCATGGTGCTGCTACATACCTTGGTCTGAATCATGTTCAGGCTAATGATCTTTTCTATTATGGTAATGATAGTGTTTATGCTAGGTACGCTGGTGAGCTTGGTCTAAATACAGATCAGTTGCTTGGTCGTCAGATTACGCAAAAGCACGCATCTATTGTCGTTCGTAAGGTAGCAGAAGGAGAATGGTCTCTCGTATGAGAGACTTCAGCTGAATAGGAGATATGATGAACAAAGAAAGAATGTTTCTACTAGCCGATTTGCTTGATGCTATCAAGCCGATGAAGTTCAACATGAATGACTGGTTTTCGGTCTATGTTGGTGATGATGAAGATTATGATGGAGCAC